CTCCAAATGAAAATGGTTGGTCTTATGATGACTCTGTAGGCAATTGGAAATTGGTTTATTCCGATAAACTAATTGTTATATACGAACAAACAGACCAATCAATTGCAACCCAAAGCACATTATTTGTAGGAACGGAACAAGAGTGTGAAGATCAAATTAAAAATTTAGACCTTAAATATCCAGAACAACCACAAGATTTATGAACTCTGATAACGGACTATCACATGGAACTGGATATGTTGGCACAATATATAGTGTATTTGCAGTTGCAGTTTCTATGCTACCAGAACTTGACATTTGGTTCCGTATCCTAGCCTCTCTGAGTGCGATTGCTGCCGCATGGGTGTCTATCTACATCATGCTTGCTCGTTTCAAAAAAGATAAAGACAAATGAAGTCTCTTGGAATAATTCTGCTTGCGGTTGGACTCACTTCATGCGTTAATATTCCAATACCGCCAGCAGGACAGAATCAAGGTAAGCTAGGTTCAGTTCAATTAAAGCTGGCAGTATCCTACATTCCATACATCAACCCAGATAAACAAAAAGAAGATAAACCAGCAGAAGACCCAAGTGTGATGTATGCTTGGGAACACTTCTCAAAAACAATAAAAGACAAATAATATGAAAATCGTAAATGTTCTGATTGAGAAATTGAGTGAGAATAGCACATGGCGCGGTTTGATTTTGGTAGCGACTGCTCTCGGCGTAAAACTTGATCCTTCGATGCAAGAAGGGATTCTTGCGGCTGGATTAAGCCTCGTTGGACTCATCAATATCATCCGCAAAGACAAAAAATAAATGTTAGAAAAACTAATTGCCATTGCGGAATCGCAAGTTGGCGTTAGAGAGATTGGCGGGAATAATCGCGGAGATCAAATCCGTGAATATCAAACCGCAACAGACCTTGCTCCGGGTGCTTGGCCGTGGTGTGCCGCTTGGACAGATTGGTGCATCAAGGAATGGCTTGAAGATTCTCAAGCTGTTAAATGGCTCAATCTGAAAAACAGAACTCCCGAAGAGTGGCGACCAAAAACTGCGCTTGCTTATGGCTTAACTGCATGGGCAAAAAAGCGACCAAATACTACTCGTATTTTTTCTGAAAAAGATAAAGCAAAACTTGGAGATATTGTAACATTCGACTTCTCTCATGTTGGCTTTGTTGTCAGCGACAACGGACATTGGATAGAAACACTAGAGGGAAATACGAATGGGAAAGGCGAGAGAGATTCAGAGTCTGGTGATGGTGTTTGGAGAAAAGTAAGAAAAAAAACTCTTGTAAAAGATTTAATTCGGATTAATCCAAGCGGCTCCATCAATAAATAAATGGCAAATATAAATCATAAGTGGAAACGGATACTAGCTGTGTCCTGTAGCCATGCAAAATTCTGTGATAAGGAAGCGTGGAAGGCAGTAATGTCTTTCAGAGAAAAATACAAGCCAGATACAATTTTGCATCTAGGAGACTTCATTGATATGTCTGCGCTAATGGGGAATGGTGCTGGTTCTGGAAGTGATGGAGATGAGATAACTCCAGATATTGATACTGGATTGATGCACTTGCGAGAACTGATGGCTGGATGCAAAGACCCATACATCCTTTGTGGCAACCATGAAGATCGTGCTTGGAAGCTCACAAATAGCAAGAATGCTGTAACACAATATTGCGCTCACAAGATTGTTTGTGCGATTGAAGACACATCAAAGAAACTAAAAGCTCGCCTCATTCCATATTCTGGAATCGAACAAATTGTTGATATTTCCGATATGGGTTTTACTCACGGAACTTGCTTCGGAGAATCAGCCGCTAGAGACATGGCAGAACAGTATTGCGACAGGAATAGGCGAAAGATAATCATGGGACATACCCATCGTGTAGCCATTCAGAATGCCAGAACCTATCATGGCGGCACTTGCTATAATATCGGAACATTGACAGCTCGCGGTGCATTAGAGTATGCAAAAAATCGCAGAAGCACATTTAGTTGGAGTCAGGCGTTTTTGTGGGGTGAGTATTGCGAATCATTGCATCAGTCATCTCTACAAATTACACAACGCGCAAAGGGAGATGTGTGGAGGTTACCAATATGACACCAAATGATTTTCTAAAAATCATCCAGCAAGAAACCATGCCATTGGATGAAATTCCTGATGGCTGGCATTCCACTGAAGAATTATGTAAAATGTGGAATTTGTCCAAGTCAATTGTTCAAGAAAAAATTAAAGCTGGAAAAGAACTTGGATATGTTACAGAGAAGAGGTTCTTGATTAAGAAGAATGTGGCTAGAAGAGTCAATTATTACAAATTCCATGAAAAAGAAAATAATCAAAAAGACAATAAACGGAAAGTCATGGAAGATACGATTAGGTCATGCTGGAAAAACAAACGGAGTCGATAACGATGGCATTTGTGACTACTCAAGCAGAACTATTTTGATCAATCCAAAATGCGAAAGGTCAATGCTAAATGTTCTCTGCCATGAATTGCTTCATGCAAGATTCCCAGATCTTGAAGAGGAAGCAGTCGAAGACATGGGGACGCTTTTGGCGGAAAGCTATGAAGAAATGGAACAGATTTCTTGATATGTTTTGACAATGTTAGTTGCGGATAGTTAAAAGACTATCATTTATGGCTAAATACAATTGGATTCCTTCTTCAAGTTCTTCTGGATGCGGATGCGCTCCATTAAATGTCCATGATTGCAATTGGCCTTATGTTGGCGCAACGGGCGCAACAGGTATTGGTGCTAGTGGGGCAACAGGATCAACTGGCTTGCAAGGCGCAACTGGAGTTGGAAGTCAGGGGGCAACTGGCTCTACAGGGCCAATGGGAGCAAGCGGAATAGGAACGCAAGGTCTTACTGGAGCTACCGGAGCTACAGGATTTGGCGCGACTGGTGCAACGGGCGGGATTGGTGCAACTGGTGAGCTAGGGGCAACTGGAGCAACAGGACTAGGGGCTACTGGAGCCAGCGGCATTTCTCCAGTAATTACCCGCCAAAGCTCAACAACTCATCCTATTCAAGTTGGAACAAAAACATTTTACTATACTTCGGCTCCGATTGGATGGACTTATGGCTCTCGGCTTCGTGCTGTAGCCAATTCCGCATATCCGTATGACTGGGTTGAGGGAACTGCAATTCAAGTAGCAAGTAATTTTGTTACTATCTACATAGACAAAATTCAAGGTTCTGGAACTTTTTCAGATTGGCAAATTGCTTTATCTGGAGATGGTGGAATTGGAGCAACTGGCAGCACAGGGCCGACTGGGGCTACTGGTTCTACAGGCCCAGTTGGAGCTACTGGAGTAGGAACTACTGGAGCAACTGGAGTTCAAGGGCCAGAAGGCAGCACTGGGGCAACTGGATTGCAGGGAGCAACTGGCTTGGGTGCAACTGGCGCGACTGGAGTTCAAGGCGCAACTGGATTACCGGGACAATCTGCCTCGTTCTATAATTATCAAGCAGATGCAGTAAATGTTTCTGGAACTCCTGCGAATGGACGAATTATTTGGAACAATCTAACTCAAGTTTCTGCAACTACTGTTACACTTTCTCATATTGATGCTCTTGGAAATGATATTGATGTTTTCTTTCCATTATTCAAAACAGGAGACAAGTTTGTTGTTCAAGACCAAGGTAATTCTGCCAACTTCCAAACATGGGAAATTTCTGCAACTCCTACAGTTGTCCTAAATAGCTATGTAACTATTCCAGTAACTCTTGTTACTTCTGGAGGCACATCTCAGTTTATTGATGCTCAGAATTTGATCTTTGCGATTGTTAGTTCTGGACTAGTTGGGGCTACAGGCCCAGTAGGAGCAACTGGAGCAACTGGAGTGCAGGGTGATACAGGATCAACTGGTATTCAAGGGGCGACTGGTCTTGACGGAGCTACTGGGGCTACAGGCGTTATTGGACTAGATGGCGCAACAGGCGCAACGGGTATTGGAGCGACTGGATCAACAGGCATCCAAGGTGCTACAGGCCCACAAGGAGCTACTGGAGTTATCCCTGCATCCAACGCAGGAAATGTTTGGACATTTACAGGAGATGGATCAACAACAACTTGGACATTGACTGGAAATACAAGCGGAAGTCTTGTATCTGCAAATTACCTTGTAGCGGCTGATGGTGTTCTGCAAGCTCCAGCAAACTATACAATCAACAATGTTTCTCCAAGGACACTAACAATTTCAACTGTTCCAAGCGGAAGTTCACTTGTTGTAGTTTCTCTTTCTACTGCATAAAAATTATTGACTGATTAATTTTAACAATATAAAAAACAAATTATGTCTTGCGGATGCAATAATTCAACATACTCCAGCACTTGCTGCCCAGAGATTCCATACCCTTCAATTTCATCGGAGTCAGTTCCATCATTAATCAGCAATCTTGTTTATGCTCTCTATGGGACAATCAACAAGACTATAGTTAATGGTCGAGTTGTTTGGGACATTCCGTGTGATCCAAATAATACGGCAGAGGTAGAACAGATTCCTCGTGAAGAAGGAGAGGGATTGCTTTGCTATTTGCTTCGTTTGTTCGCCCAATCTCTTGATGGATATGGTCAATTTTTACGCTGGGGATTTGCGAGTTCTGGTCAAACTACATTTACATTGACTGGGGCTTATCAACCAGATCGCAATGCTTACTTGGCATATATTGATGGTGTCGTTCAAGACCCAATTAATTACACTATTTCTTCTACCCTCCCAAGAGTTTTAACATTCAGCGCACCTGTTCCAAGTGGATCATTTCTTACTATTGTTGAGCTTTCAAGTCGAGCTGGAGCTACAGGAGCAACTGGGCCTCAAGGCGCAACAGGATTTGGAGCTACAGGCGCAACAGGATTGACTGGAGCGACAGGCCCAAGTGGTGGGCCGACTGGCGCAACTGGACTAGCTTCCCCTGCTGGAGGAGATCGTTGGGCATATACATCTAATGGAAGCACGCTTAGTTACAATATAAATGGTGCAATATCAACAATGTCAACTGCATTTTTTGTTGCATTTGATGGTGTATCGCAAGACCCAAATAACTATTCTATAACTGCTGGAAGTCCATATACGATCACATTCTCAACAGCACCAGCAAGTGGAGTTGTTATTGTTATTGTATCATTAAACGGAATTCAAGGGGCAACTGGAACGACTGGATTTACTGGAGCGACAGGCCCAAGTGGTGGGCCAACAGGCGCAACTGGTTTGACTGGGGCAACTGGGGCAACTGGAACGACTGGATCGACTGGCCCTGCTGGAGCTACAGGAGTAGGAGCTACAGGCGCGACTGGGGCATTGCCTCCAACAAACTTTGGAAATGCGTGGGCATATACTGGAGACGGAATCCAAACAGTATTTGCAATTACAGGAGGATTAAGTATACTAGCCCCAGCATACTTGGTTCATGTAGATGGAGTATATCAGAAATCAACTAATTACACAATTGACAATGTAATACCAAGAACACTAACATTTTCAACACCTATTCCAAATGGATCAGAAATAACTATAGTATCACTATCAGTAGCTTAACAATTCAAAAATAAACAACCAAAACTAAAATAAAACTATGCCAATTACTAAAGCAACAACTAACGTAATCAACCTCGACAAAGACACACTTATCAACGGACTTACTGTTGGTAAAGGCGGTGGAAATATCGCATTAAACACAGCATCAGGTGTAAGCGCACTCTTCTCCAACACAACTGGAGCCAACAACACAGCAAGCGGTTATGCATCACTCTTATCCAACACAACTGGAGATAACAACACAGCATCAGGTGTAAACGCACTCTTATCCAACACAACTGGATACAGCAACACAGCATCAGGTTTAAACGCACTCCAATCCAACACAACTGGATACAGAAACACAGCATCAGGTGTAAGCGCACTCAACGCCAATACAACTGGAGCTAACAACACAGCACTTGGTGTAAACGCACTCTTATCCAACACAACTGGAGATAACAATACAGCCATTGGCACTCAAGCACTCCAAAACAACACAACTGGAGATAGAAATATAGCACTTGGTGTAAGCGCACTCAACGCAAACACAACTGGAGCTAACAACACAGCACTTGGTTATGCCGCACTTCAAGTAAATACAACTGGAGATAGAAATACAGCAGTTGGTTATGTGGCACTCACCGCAAACACAACTGGAGCTAACAACACAGCACTTGGTTATGCCGCACTTCAAGTAAATACAACTGGAGCTAACAACACGGCACTTGGTTATGTGGCACTCACCGCAAACACAACTGGAACCAGTAACACGGCACTTGGTTATGCCGCACTTGATTCCAACACAACCGCATCTTACAACACAGCAGTTGGATCGGGTGCACTCACATCAAACACAACTGGAGATAGAAATACAGCAGTAGGTTACGCTTCACTCACATCAAACACAACTGGAGACTACAACACGGCACTTGGTTATGCCGCACTTCAAGTAAATACAACTGGAGCTAACAACACGGCAGTTGGTCATCAAGCGTTAGTTGATAATACAACTGGAGACTACAATGTTGCGCTTGGATTAGAAGCACTTGGAAATAACACAACTGGAACTTACAACACAGCACTTGGTTTTTCGGCATTAACTGCTAATACAGGATTAACCAACACAACTGGAGTTGGTTACAATGCTGATGTAACTGGAAGCAATCAAATTCAACTTGGCTCTGGGACAACTACTTGTTATACAAATGGCGCAGTTCAAAATCGTTCTGATATTCGTGATAAAGCTGATGTGCGTGATACTGAACTTGGACTTGAATTTATAAACGCGTTGCGTCCTGTTGATTTCAAATGGGATATGCGTGAGGATTATCGCGCTAAAGCACCGAAAGCTCCAGAGCAAGATGCCACAGAAGAAGAAAAGGCTGCTTATAAGGTAGCAAAAGCAAAATGGCTTGAAGATGTAAAACTTGCTAATATCACTCACGATGGCAGCAAGAAGCGCAATCGCTTCCATCATGGTTTGATTGCTCAAGAAGTAAAAGCAGTTCTTGATGCTAAAGGCATTGATTTTGGTGGATTTCAAGACCACAAAATTAAAGGTGGAGACGATGTTCTTTCTATCGGTTACGAAGAACTGATTGCTCCAATGCTTAAAGCAATTCAAGAACTCTCTGCTGAAGTTGCAGCATTGAAAGCTAAATAACTTGTAATTAAATTCTCGCTATGAAGAAAATAAAACTGCATAGCGAGATAATTATTTTATGCCATACACATCCAAAAAAGTAAGTTTGCCAGAGGGCTTTGTTGACCTTGGCGAAGAAATGAAGCCAGCGATGGCTATTGAAATTGAGCGTGAACCATCTTCTGTTCACTATCCTTCTCTCTATTTTAGCAATGCTAAAGAGTTGATGGATTTTCCTAAAGAAGGAACTGCCGTCATTCACTTCAAAAAAGTCATGGAGAAGAAAGAGACTATTATGCGCGATGGCGAAGAGAAGAAATGCTATTGCGTAGAACTTGAAATCCACGGCATTAAATCCAATGGTAAATCCAAGATGGAGCCAATGATGGAAGAAGAAGAGGACGATGAGGACGCTATCGAAAAAGGCTTGAAAGAAGCCGAGGGCGAAGAAGAAAACGAAGAAGAATACGAAGATTAATTTTATGGCTAAGAAAAACGAAATGCTTACTGAAGCTCCAACACCAACACCAGAAGCGATGCAGGGGGAAATGGCCGCACCAACTTCTGACATGGCTCCTCCTGCTGGTGGTAAGGTTATGGTTCAAATGCCATCTGATGCGTTTGATTCCATCTATACTCTTGTTAGCCAACTCCAGTCTGGTCTTGAAACACTCAAGGCAGAAGTTGATGCTCAAAAGGGTGGCGAAGCCGTTGCTGTTGCCGAAGAAATGGCTCCAGAGGCTGTTGCAACCGCTGAAGACGAAGAGTTTCTTAAATCACTTGCGGCAGAAGGTTCGATGCGATAATGTCGCGCCATGTTTGTCTCGCAAATCTTTGAGGAATGTGCTGAAATTCTAGGAACGACTGACGAAAATAAAGTCTTTCGTAAAATTCAGCAGGCAGTAGCAACCTTGATGGAGTCTGGTCACTGGACTCACTCTGTCGCTGATGTTGATGTATGCACGGGCTGGGATCGTTGTTCTATCACGCTTCCTCGAAACATTGATGTTCCTCTTGCAGTCAACATTGATGGCTCTCCTACATACTTCCGTAATCGTTTATTTCAATACCATGTAAACAAAGGCGGAATGTTTAATTCCGTTGAGTGGGCATGGGATGATCGCGGTTATGTTGCGACACTCATGGACATCATCCAGCCATCACAGCTTGTCGCTATTGCAGAGTTGGAGAATGATGTTGGCAAGACAATTCGCGTTCTTGGAAACGACCAAGACAATCGCACACTTCGCTCGCAACTTGCGAATGGAACTGGTGTTGATGGCTTGCTTGTTCCAATTCACTCGCAAAGTGATTTTGCTTATGGAACGATTGCTCCAGATGATGCTACTGTAAAGACCCGTAGCGTTGCTATTATGCCAATCAATCTGTTTACTAGCGCGACTGCTCATGGGTTGTCATCTGGTCAGGGGATGAGCGTTACAGCGGCAACTGGAACGATTCCTGTAGCGTTGGAGAATGGCCAGACATACTACATTGGCGTTATTGACGCATATAAAGTTCAGCTTTTCAATGATCCTCTCAATGCTCAAGCGTTGCAGTATCCAATCAATCTTCAGAGCATTGTTGGTGCTGGAAATTTGACATTTAAAGATAGCCGTGAATCACAAGTTGTAACTGCTCTTGAGCTTGCATCTGCTCCAGCATTCACGATTGATACTGCTAATCAGATTACCTTTCCGACTGGGCAATCTCTTCCATCTCCTCTTAACTCTGAAACAATATACTATGCAAATGCTGAAGATTCTACGCATTTGACTGTATTTGAAACCTCAGATGATGCTAAAAGGAATATCAACCCAGTTTACACGACTGGAAGCACAGCACCTCTCAATGTTGATATTCGAAAGAACATTGATCCTCAAACAACTCTGACATTTTCTGTTCGTCACTACTACAATGATGGAGATCAAGTCCAAGCATTTACTGCATCTGGAAATCTTCCAAAACCTCTTATTGAGAATCAAAACTATTTTGTTAATGTCATTGATCCATTTAGTGTTTCGCTTCACGAAAATAAAGCTGATGCGATTGCTTCGACACCAACAAGCCTTGTAAATCCAATTGTTATTAAAGACTCTGGTAGTGGAACGAACTCTATTGTTAAGCTGATTTCAGCTACTGCTACGACTGGAACATCTTCTCAGATTACCGCACCGGGACTTAACATCCAGACCCCCTCTGGTTCTGGAGCTAATTTTCAAGCTGTTGTCGTTGGCTCTGTAACTGAAATAAACATTACTGCCGCTGGGGGTGGATATACAGCGACTCCTAATATAGCATTCTCTGCTCCCCCAACGCCACCAGTTGGAAGCCCTATTACGCCACTGACTGCAACTGGATATGCTGTTCGCAATACTGTAAATAATACTATTTCTGGAATTGTAATCACGAATCCGGGCCTTGGATATTCAACTCCACCATTGATTACAATTGATCCACCACCTATAAATCCAACAATTTCAATAACAAGTCTAACATCATCTGCAACTACCGCAACTTGCACAACCTTAAATCCACATGGATTTACAAGTGGAAATGAAGTTACTATTTCTGGAGCTACACCAACTGGATACAATGGAACATATATTGTAAATGTCACTGGCTCCAATACATTTACATATACCTTAAATGCTTCAGTTGGATATGATAAATCAATATCATCTCTCGTAAGCGGGAAGGCAGTTACCTCAATAACCCATGTAACAACTACTGCTACAGTAAATTCTACAAGTCATGGATTTACTAATGGGCAAAGCGTTATAATTGTTGGAGCAAACCAATCCCAATATAACGGAACATTTACAATTGTTTATGTAAATCCAAATCAATTTACATACACAATGGCAAGTGATCCCGGTGTTGATGCAACTGGAACAATAAGAGCATCTGCAAGCTCTGGAACAACTGCTACTGCAACAACATCAACTCCGCATGGCTTTTCTAATGGTCAGAGTGTTCTTATTAGCGGGGCAACCCCACCAGCATACAATAAACAAGCTATTATTTCTAATGTCACGGCAAGCACATTTGATTATTCTGTTGATGGAGGTCTTCTGAGTCCAGCAACTGGAACAATTAATGTTTTTTCTACTCCCGCAACTGGAACAATGACTTGCGCGTTGAAGGCTGGAAGTCAAGCCGTAGCAACCGCAAATATAACCACATCATTTGTATCGCATTTCACTCTTATTTCTGGAGGTTCTGGATATACCGAAGCACCTCAAGTTAAAATTACTGGAGGAAACGGAAGCGGAGCAACTGCAACTGCGACAGTTAACAACGCTACTATTTCTGTATCATCTTTAACGAGGTCTGGAACAATTGCAACAGCAACTACAACTTCTCCACATGGATATGCAACTGGACAAGTAATTCAAGTTTCTGGAGCTACTCCATCTGGATACAATGGTAATGTTACAATTACTGCTCCAACAATAAACACAAGTGTATCTTCTATTACTCGCGTTGGAACTACAGCAACAGTAACTACAGCGTCAAATCACAATTATATTACTGGACAGAGAGTAACAATATATGGATGCACTGGCACATCTGCTGGATATAATGCAACATACAATGTTTATGTTACAGGTGTTACAACATTTACTATTGATGTGTCATCTTCCCTTCCTTCGCCTGCTGTTGGAACAATTATTTCTTCAGTAAAAGACCCGTCTGCAACAACATTTACATATACTGTATCCAATACTCTCGCTACCCCAGCAACAGGTGCAATAACTGCATTTTCTGGAGAGGTTATTGGTCTTAATCTAATAACATCTGGAACTGGATATACATCTGTTCCAACAGTCACCATCTCGCCATCGACTGGTGTATTTATTAGCTTTACTTCTACTGGATCATTGCCATCACCATTGGTTTCTGGAGTAGCATATCGCGCAGAAGCCCCACTTAACACTTCTACTGGTAACTTTACAGTAAAAGGCGCAGACTTCGGTGATGTAAATATTACTTCATCTGGAACTGGAACATTGTTTGTATCATTGTCCCGTTCATTCAGCGTGACATTCAACAACAATTGGGAGGGTGATTTTACCAATCTAGTTACTGGACAACAGCTTTACTTTGGAACGGATTATCTTCTTCCAAATACATCTCCATCTATTGATAATGGAGTAACTCCATTTTATCTAAATAAGATCAATAATACTACTGGCAAGATTTATAATAGCCTAGTTAATGCCAATGCTGGAGGAGTAACTGGTCTTATCACGATTACCTCATTCGGTTCTGGTCAGTCTTACTATGCTCTTAGGAAATCATTCCGTTCCTTGCCATTTGGAAATCTAATTACTCCATCTGAAATTGTATTCTTGAGCGAAGATCAAATTGTTCGATTCTCCACGACGAACACGCTTCCTGCTCCTCTTGTTGCTGGAACCGACTATACCATCAAACTATTTGGTAATTCAATCAAGGTTTACTTGGGTGGAATCTTGCAGGTATTGACAACTCCGGGGACTGGTCAGTTAAGCCTAGACATTCTTCGCACATTCAATGTCCCTCCATCTACAAGCATTGATGCTGACCAAGCTCATTTCAATACTGGTGATGCCGTTGTTCCTCGCGCTAAAGAAGGCGATGTATTGCCAACTGGATTGACTGCTGGAACGACATACTACGCTCGCAGAGTTGATAATAATTCGTTTGAGCTTTATGATACGCTTGCTCAGGCAAGAAACACTTCTTCTACTACTGGCCGCAAGACATACACAACAACTGGAGAAACTGTGGAATCAACATTCTTTGTTGACTCTGTGACATTGCCAACATTTGTGAAGTCCGTTGTTCAAATCGACAAACCAATTACTGAAGGCTATGTGTCGCTCTACGCTTACGATTATGGCCGTAGCAATGACATGACTCTGATCGGTCAATACCATCCATCTGAAGTCAATCCTCAATACCGCAGGATTCGCATTGGAAAGCCTTGTGCGTGGGCTAGGATTTCTTATCGCATCCAGACTCCAAGTATCACCAGCATCTACGACTTCATTCCGCTAGAGCAAGTGCGAGCAATTGTCACTGCTGTTCACGCTTGCGATTTGGAAGATAAAGATTTCGCTGAACAATCGGCTCGCTACTGGCAGATTGCTTTTGCTTATCTCAAGAATCAACAAGAGAGTATTGATGGTCATGCAATGTCAGTCCCGCAGATCAATGCAATTTGCTATGGCGATACATCTGATCCAGTAATGTTCTAATGAAAAGCCCCAATTTAACTTCAGGAAGAGAAGTAAAGATTTCTTCTGGTTGGATTCTTGGTGTCAACTCGGTAAGGAATCCGTGGGCATTACCAGACAACCAGATTAAATGGGCAGTAAATTGTGCTGTTCGTGGTGGAGTTGTTCAGACTAGGCCGGGATACTCAATGCGTCTCTCGCTTCCTCCGGGAAATTTCCAAGGAGGAATCTTTTTCTCATCAAACAAGCAAGCAAGCGCATCTGATACTGTGATCCAAAATGGAGTCACGAAAACTATTCCAGCGCAAATCTACAATCCAGATGGCACAACATCTGTTGCTGATGAATTGCCGTTTGTAGTGTTCGCAGTTAATGGAAATGTTTACTACTCGCCATTTCCTCTGACTCAGCCGAAAAACTGGGAAGATTATCGACTCAAAAATATCAAGCTAGACCCAAGTGTTGACCAGTTCGTTTTCACTCTAGCAACGCAAACCGCAAAGGTATCAACTGGTGGTGATGTCACAGTAACTCCATCTCATCGTATCGTGGTAATCCAAGATGGCATTTCTACTCCTGCATACTGGGATGGATCAAATCAGACTGGCATCCAGACAACTTCAATTCCTGTTGGATATTGGATGGCGTTTAGTGGAAATCGACTTTGGGTTTCCTCTAAGAATATTGTATTGGCGTCAGACCTTGGAGACCCGACTTCTTTTACTGAAAGACTGACTGGAACTGGCCGTGGTGACTTTGCATTTGCTCGCGTTGTTACTGGAATGACGAATTACATTGGTCAGGATAACGACACAAAACTGATTGTATTCACTGATCGTGCGACATACTCACTGGCAAGTGGAATCTACGATAGAACTCAATGGGTAACTACTGCAAATTTCCAAACGACATTGTATCCGACGATTGGCTGCGTTGCTGGCAAATCTATTTCGT